TATATGACCAAAGTGTTAGAGGATTAAATGAATTTAAAGTAAGTAGATTAAAGTGGTTTAACGACCCACGATTTACTAAAGATTTAAAATGGGTAAAAATAGAAAAAGATATTACACATTTCTTTCTTAATAGAGATGAGTATCCTGATGTAAAAATATTAGAAAATGTACCTTTTGAGGAGTATGAAAAAATGGAGGAGGACGGTTACACCCCTTATTCTGATTGGTACGAACAAATGTGTAAAAAACTTAAATTTGATAGACGTAAAATATCACAAGAGTTGGGATGTGCATTTTTAGGTTCTGGAGATAATGTAATACCTTCAGATACAATAGAAACTATAGAAAAAGAAATTAAAGAACCTACAGAAAAATGGGTAGGTAATGAATTATGGGTTTGGAAAGAACCTGTAGAAGGTCATAAATATATTATGGGTATAGACGTATCTCGTGGAGATAGCGAAGACTCAACAGGGTTTACAATTATTGATTTTGATGAACGAGAACAAGTATTAGAATATCTAGGTAAAATTCCACCAGATATTGCAGCAGAATTAGCAATTAAGTGGGCTGAAAAATATAGTTGTTTTATTGTTGTAGATATAACGGGAGGTATGGGTGTTTCTACATCTAGAAAACTTTTAGAATTAGGTCACAAAGATTTTTATTATGATGGTGTTAAAAGTGAAGAAACTTGGAGATATAACCCTAAAGCAACGGAAAAAACTCCAGGTATAAACTTTAACAATAAACGAGCACAAATAGTACAGGCATTAGAAGAACAATTACGTACTGGATTTAAAGTACGTTCTACTAGGTTAATTAATGAATTAAAAACATTTGTCTATATAAATGGAAGACCTGACCATATGAGGGGACATCATGATGATTTAATTATGGCAATTGCAATGGCTTTATATGTAGCTCAAAATTCTTTTGCACAACTAAGAAAAAATGTTAATCAAGCTAAAGCTATGTTAGATAGTTGGATAGTCAGAGATGGTGAGAATAGAGAAAATGAAGGAAAACCACTAATGGAGCCCGCACATTTAACACATCAACCAAAAATCGGACTATCAACAGACCCTAAAAACGACACGAAGGACTATTTATGGTTATTCAGTGGAATGAAATAAAATAAAAAAACAGTTATATGGCATTACCAGGATATCCAGGAAAAAAAAGATGGGGTTATCACCCACCAGGAAAAAGAAACAAATCGGGAAAGTTACTTAGACGTGCCTTATACCAAACTGTTTACGCTTGGACCCCGTTTGAACCGGATTTATATCAAAAATCACCTAATAGAGTATTCGAAAAACAGGCGTTACCTGAAAAAGATTGTTGTATTTATTTAACTGATAATTGTGATTCTATTTATCCACCGGCAGCTATTCCTATAGTGGTTGATGAATGTGTAACTTATGTAGATGGTGGAACTATAATAGATAAAGATGGATGTTTAGTAACACCATCAGGTGGGGCATACGTAGAATGTGATTATGTTGTATAGGAGTTTACAAAATAATATTAATTATTAGATTTATAACAGTATGGCAGAAAATTTAACAATATATCAGAGACTAGGGGCTTTATTTGGGGGTGAGAGCGGTGATTCTAACAAACCTAACACTCCTACATATAATTTTAATTCTAAGGAATTATTAAGAACCACCAATAAAGGTGAATTTGACACCGCTAAACTTCAAGCACAACAAAGTCAATATCTAACTAATCAATGGAAAAAGGTAGAGTCCCAACTCTATTCTCAAGCTGTATATTATGAACCAACTAGATTGGCAGCATATTATGATTATGAATCCATGGAGTTCACACCAGAAATTTCTGCGGCATTAGACATTTATTCTGAAGAAGGAACCACTCTATCGGAAAAAGGTCATATGTTAACAATATATTCGGAGTCTAATAGAATTAAAAGTATTCTAGCGGACCTCTTTAATAATATTATGGACATACAAACTAATCTCCCGATGTGGGTAAGAAATACCTGTAAGTACGGAGATAATTTTGTTTATTTAAAAATAGACCCAAAAAGAGGGATTGTAGGTGTAAATCAATTACCTAACATTGAGGTGGACCGTGTGGAAAGAGGAATGGACCTAGCTAAAGCGAGTATAGAAGATGATGATTCAGCAGTTAAATTTACTTGGAAAAATAAGGACATGGAATTCAACACATGGGAAATCGCACACTTCAGACTTTTATCTGATGATAGAAGATTACCGTATGGGACATCACAATTAGAAAAATGTAGACGTATTTGGAAACAGTTACTATTATCAGAAGACGCTATGTTAATATACAGAACCTCAAGAGCTCCAGAAAGAAGAGTTTTTAAAGTATATGTTGGAAACATGGACGATAAAGATGTGGAAGCTTATGTACAAAGAATCGCTAATAATTTTAAAAGAGACCAGATAGTAGATAATAATACCGGTAATGTAGATTTACGTTATAATCAAATGGCGGTAGACCAAGATTACTTTATACCAGTTAGAGACCCTAACGCTCCTAATCCGATAGATACTTTACCAGGGGCACAGAATCTAAGTGAGATAGCGGATATCGAATATATCCAGAAGAAGTTATTTGCCGCTTTAAGAATACCAAAAGCTTTTCTAGGTTTTGAAGATGTTGTAGGTGAAGGTAAAAACTTATCTTTACAAGATATTAGATTTGCTAGAACAATTAATAGAATTCAAAAATCTATGATACAAGAATTAAATAAAATTGCTATAATACATCTATATGTTCTTGGGTTCGAAGATGAATTAGGTAATTTTACTTTAGGTTTAACTAACCCATCTACACAATCGGAATTATTAAAGATTGAACAATGGAAAGAAAAAATCACATTATATAGAGATGCGACTACCGACCCAGGAAGTGGTATCTTACCAGTATCGTCAACATGGGCTAAGAAAAATATATTAGGATTCTCTGATGAAGAAATAAAATTAGATTTACAACAACAACGTATGGAGAAAGCTATCGGTGAGGAATTAAACCAAACAGCTACCATAATTAAGAAAACTGGAATATTCACTAACATCGATAAATTATATGGTGAAGAAGAAGAGGCCGAAGGTGGTGAGACACCAGAAGATGAGGCAGCTTTAGGTGGTGATGAAATTTCAGTACCCCCTACAGATATAGGAGGTGACGAACCAGTAGGTGATGCAGAAGCTGTAGGAGATTTAGAATTAGCTTCTATAGGAAAATCTAAATTACCTTTAATTCTAGAGACTTTAGACAACAATAACACTGTGGACTTAAATAGGGGAAATAGAGAACTTAAGGATGTTACCGAAAAATTAGATAGTTTATTGAAAGACTAGATATTTATTGTTAAAATAACAATATGTTCGGAAAATACAAATACTCAATCACAAACCAGTTAGTAGAAAATTACGCCAAAAAACAAGAGTTTAAAAAAACTTTTAAAAATGTAATGTCTCCACTAAAAGAAAATAAAGTAGCTAGAGAATTTTTTGTTCTATATGGTGAAATAGAAAATAAAAGATTTGATAATAAACAACTAGCTGAATCATACCTGGATGAAGTAATCAAAACTTTAAAAAATAAGAAAAGTCAATTGTCTATACCTCTAGTAGAAAATAAGGGAGGGAACGAAAATACTATTTATTCAAAATTAGATAGTTTGATTTTTAATGAGTCGGTTAAATCGATTGAAAAAAATCTAAACAATAAACGTGATTTGTTAGAACATCTAACAAGAGAAACTCAAGATAACAAACCAACTCAAACAGTTGCTACTTCTATATTAAGTAATATCCTTACAAGAAAATTTAATGAAAAGTATTCATCATTAAGTGAAGAGGATAAAAGCAAACTAAAGAATCTTTTATCGTTAGATAAAGATGACTTACAAACTAAAATAGTAGAATTAAAAGAAAGTGCATTAAACAAATTAAATACTTTAAAAGAAGAAGCACAAGATTCAACTATGAAAGATAAAATCCAAGAAGTGTGTGAGAGTATTGTTAATTCAGACATCAACGCGTCTTCTATTTTAAAAATCGAAAATTTAAATAAATCTTTAATTAAATAATTATATTATGCATTTTCTTAAAAACATGTTAAGTAGTGGGAGTAAAGTCTCTAGTAAAAGAGTTGTAACATTTATATGTCTATTATTCATGATAATAGGATATGTATCTAATTTGTTCTGGGATTTTGAAGTGGCAGATAATATGTTTGAATCTTTACAGTGGATTGTAATGGCT